ATCACAAAAAGTTATTGGCGGGAACGCAAAAGCTCGACGATTTGACGAAGTTGGTGAACGCAATTCGTGCGTGGCATTATCAGCAGACTTTACCTTGGTCGGATGGTGGTAGCAGGTTGTTGCCAATGGCAAACTTCTTTGACTACAAAGCTACGTTGGGTGATTACCAGATGCAGTTCGAAGAATCGGTCAGAGAGTTCATTGACGAGTATCCGACATTGGTGTCAGCAAGTGCGTTTCAGTTGAGCGATCTTTTTGACGCAGCCGACTATCCTGATGCAAGTGAGTTGGCTAGTAAGTTCAAGTTCAAGTATGTGTTCTTGCCTGTGCCTGATGGTGGTGACTTCCGAGTTGATGTGGGTGAGACTTACAAGGCAGACTTGAAAGAGCAATACGAGAAGTTCTACGAAGCGAAGTTGAACGATGCGATGGCAGATGCATGGACAAGATTGCATGAGTGCTTGTCAAACATGAGTGAACGCCTTACTTCTCTTCCTACGCCGAGGGTGTTGAAAGATGGAACAGAAGTGTTTACCCCTGTGTTCAGAGATTCATTGGTGGGTAATGCGGTGCAGTTGTGTGATCTGCTTACTAAGTTGAACGTAACCAATGACCCTAAGTTGGAGACATGTAGAAAGAAATTGGAGAGCGTGCTCTCGGGAGTCTCTGCCGGTGAGTTACGTGAAGACGATGGCTTGCGGTTGGATGTGAAATCCAAGGTTGATGAAATTCTAAGTATGTTTTAAGGAGAAGATTATGAGTGAGCATATAAAGATTAGTAGAGGGGAGATGATAGAGCATCTTAGTCAGTCGATGTTTGACGATTTAGAGATGAACCCTGACTACTTAACATTGATTATTGCCGAAGGGTTTATGGGGTACAACCACTACACCACCGAAGATTTGTTGTACGAGTATCGAGAGTATATAAGTGAAGACCCTGACTATAACGTAACGATTGAAATAGTGGAGGACTAAATGGGTTACAGATCAGACGTATCGTTTTGTTTGCAGGTGAAAGACCCTGAGCAGTTTGTAGCACTAATGAAGTTGAAGGATGATGAGGTGCTTAAGGAAATGTTGGACTGTATGTGGTTGAGCGAAGACTTGTTGCACTTTCACCATCATCATTGGAAGTGGTATCCCGATTCGGAAAAAACGTTCGGCGATCTGATGAACATGGCTGAGAAGTATGACCCCGACTTTGCGTGTCGGTTTGCTAGGGTGGGCGAGAACGTAGATGACCTAATCGAAGAAGCATTTGGTGAGGGCGGTTGGGATTTGGATTACCCATACGTGGTGCGTCACCTAGAAGTTGGGTTTGATTCAACATACGCAAAGAAGTTAATAGAAGAGGAGAAAGAAGATGCTAGTACTTAATGATGTAGAGAAACTTACCCCAAGGTATGTGCAGTTATTGACAGACTTTAGGCGAACACAGATCAGTCGCTTTCCTGTTGAGATCAGGGTGATTAACTCTGAGTTCGTAGCGTTTGTGGACAGTCGATTCCCTGTATCGCCAAATGCGTCAGCAAGCGTGCGTAACAGTATTGGGTCAGTTTATTCAGACGGCGACAAGATTGTGGTTGAGAGTCGGTTGATTCAGAACGAGAAATACAACATGCACAATACCGATTACCATACTCGCAAGACACAGGACATACGCAAAGTATTGAAGTATATGAAGGACTATCTCAAGCCCTACACAGCGCAAGAAGTTGCGAGTCGAACCCTAAGTAATGCCAAAGAAGCTTTTAACACTCACAAAGAAAAAGCCATGTGGAAGGCTCGTGGTTACAAGTTAGATGATTTGGAGGTGCTATATGAAGAAGTCATGCATATGAAGATGTTGGGGTATGAGCCTAAGACCAATGCGGTTAAAGAGCTAATGCACGAAGGATTCCCTGCTCTTGAGAAGTTTATGAAGACAAAAGACACAGAGTTCCCAAGAGTGCATGTGTATATTGCCCCTGATGAGTCGGTGACTGTTGCGGTGTTGATGAAACAATCCAATTTGGAAATGGGTGCTACTACACACGAAACACTGGCGGCGGCACCTGCGTTCATCCAACAACAAGTTGGTCTGCTTAAGATGATGGATAAAAACACACATGTGCCTGATGTAGGTTACAAGTCTTCCGATACTGAGTTTTGGATCGAGGGTTTTTCCCAATAAAATATTTACTTGACAATTCTATAATTGTTATATACATTAAGAATGTGGTATACTTTATAGGAAAAATGTGAAGAAGAAGCCATATACACTAAGTGTGTGCACAGGTAGTATAGGTGTAGTTAATCTAGCAACATTAAACAACAACAAGACTTGTGAGGTTAAGTTAATTAAACCTGACATGATTCCAAGCTTCATATTGGAACGTCTTGCGTTGCTACGTGTGGCTGATAACTCTGCCGAACCCGTTATTGCAGATGTTGGTAGGCAGATCGGAAGTAATTTGTACACAGTCTATTTAAATATAGATGAATACCAACAAATACGTGCGTTACCAAACGCATAAATTTAACCATAAAGAAAGAGTGCTATGAAAAATACAAAAGTAAACACAGTAAAAGCGTTGATGGATGCAAATAAAAATATATCCGTTAAGGAGATTTGTGAAAAGACAGGGCTATCAAGTAGCCAAGTGTATGCAATCCGCAATTACATTAAGACAAACTCGAAGAAAAAGTTAACACCTGTTAATAAATCAACTAAAGCCAAACGTGTGCATATTAAACCAACAGATACGATTAAGCGGTTAGAGACAGACATGGCTGAGATGCAACGCTTGGCTATGTATTGGAAACAGGCATACCACGAGTTAGAGGTTAAGAGTAGGGGTAACGTTGCGGTTATCCAATATCTCGAGTCCAAGATCGAACAGTTATTCAAATGACCCCTGAGAAAAAGGTCAAAGACAAAGTCCGTAAAGTCCTAGCGGAGTATGGGGTGTATAACTTTATGCCCGCTACGCATGGCTACGGGCGGTCGGGTGTGCCTGACATCATTGCTTGTTTTAATTCTCAGTTTGTTGCCATCGAGTGTAAGGCAGGGAAAGGCACAACAACTACTTTGCAGGAGAGAGAACTGAGCCTGATCCGCAAAAACGGTGGGGTAACGATGGTTATTAACGAAGAAAACATACATGAACTAGAGCAGTATCTTGCGTCTTTTGATGAGGAGGGTAGGGGATGACGACGTGGACAACTGAGGATTTGGAAAACGCTAGAAGGAAAATCGAAGAAGATGAGTATTCGGGTGGCATACCAATTCCGTTTGCGGGGTGGATGCAACAAGATAAAGAAAATACCGAGGCGATGTTGAGACACCAGCTACAAATACTGCAAGCTGAAATAGAAGCGTTAAAAGCAAAGACACTAACAAATGAGGAAATAAACAAGATTGCTCAAGAACATGGGGTTATCGTTGATGCTGGAGTTTATGAATTTGCTAAAGCAATACTAAGAAAGGCGCAAGAGAAATGAGTGAAAAAACTGTATTAAAAGAAGCCCACACCATTATCTATGGTGATCGGGAGAAGACCTATGGACATCCTGCAAAGAACCTAAAGACGATTGCGAAGATGTGGAACGCTTTTCTTGAGGCACGCACAAGTGGTGGTGAACTTAACGCTAAAGATGTTGCCTCGATGATGATTCTACTCAAGACTGCTAGGTTGGCGAATAACCCTGACCATCGTGATTCTGTGGTGGACATCTGTGGATATGCTGCTTTAATTGAAAGATGTGATGAAGACCCGACCCAAGTCCAAGCCGAGTAACGGCAAGAAGTTGCGGTTGATTCGGGTGCTGGGTGGTAAGTATGCCGTCAATGTAAAAGATGTTGCCAAGTTAATGCGGGTTCGCATACGGCAAGCTCGGTACTACATTAGCGTGCTGACTAAAGAAGGAAAGATATACGTGCGGTACAAACAAGATAGATACAACTACTACGCATTAAGGAGAGGTAAATGAAGTTCGATAAATTTGTGGCAAAGCTAAGAGGAACGAAGGACAAGTTTGGGCTTGAGCCTGTGGAGTTAATTATCCTTGATGAGATTGTGCGTAAAGGTGAGGTTACTATCATGGCTTTCTCCGATGGGTTTGAGCAAAAGTCGCCCATGACTACGTTTAAGCACATTAAAAATTTAACCAAAAGAAAACTACTCAAGCTTGAGCCATCCCCAACCGACGGACGTGTGAAGTTGTTGAAGGAAGGTGTTAAGTTCAAAGAGTTAGTCAAGTATTTAGGAGAAGCGTAATGAACAAAGATGTGATGAATCAAGGAGTACAAATTCTGCTTGATCGCATGGATACCAACCCCGAGGAGTTTGATGACTATACGGGTAAATGGGGCGACATTATAGGTGCGGTACACGCTCGTAAAAGTATTCCCGAAGAGAACTCAAAGGATGCGCCGTTACCATTCCTAACTACCCCCGAGGTCAATGCGCTATACGAGAAGTTGGAAGACGTGCGTAGAGAAAACTTTACGGCTGACGTATTGCGTCGCCTTGCGGATGACTCAGTAAAACAACAAGAACTATGGGAAACAAGCTATTCAACAAGCAACTCATCTTATGTTGGCGGATCACTAACAACAACCCTTCCACAACCCATAGGACATCTAACAGAGCGAGAAAAACGATATGTTATTGATAATGTGGAAGCGTACAAAAAAGCAAAAGTACAGGAAATTAAGAAAAATAAGGCTATCCCTAGATGATTATTACCCTAGACTTTGAGACCTACTACGACAAAGCGTTTAGCTTAACTAAGCTGACGACCGAGGAGTACATTCGTGACGACCGATTCGAAGTGATTGGTGTTGCCGTTGCGGTAGATAACGAACAACCTGAATGGTTTAGTGGGACCCAAGCTGATACTCGTGCTTTCCTAAAGAAGTTTGATTGGGACAACGCTTTGGCTTTGGCACACAACATGCAGTTCGATGGGGCAATTCTGAATTGGCACTTTGGTATTAAACCAAAAGGCTATCTTGATACCTTGTGTATGGCTCGTGCTATCCATGGAGTAGATGCGGGTGGCAGTCTCAAGGTTTTGGCTGAACGCTATCAAGTTGGGGCAAAGGGAGATGAGGTCATTCGTGCCGAGGGTAAACGGCGCACAGACTTCTACGATGTAGACCTAGACCTGTATGGCAAGTACTGTATCAACGACGTGGCAATAACCTACGATATTTTTAAGATACTAGCAAAAACTTTCCCAACAAAGGAGTTGAAGGTTATAGATACAACGCTAAAGATGTTTATACAACCGTCGTTAGTCTTAGATAAGACTATGTTGGAAGAACACTTGGAGAACGTCAAGAACCTCAAGGCTAAACTGCTTGATTCCGCACAGGCTGACATTGACGACCTGATGAGTAGTGATCGGTTTGCTGAGTTACTAAAGGCTTTGGGTGTCGTGCCTCCTACCAAGATTAGTGCTAGGACAGGTAAGGAAGCATGGGCATTTGCCAAGACCGACGAGGAGTTCAAGGCTTTGTTAGAGCATACTGATCCACGTGTACAGGCTCTGGTGTCCGCAAGGCTAGGTAACAAAACAACTTTGGAGGAGACGAGAACGCAGAGGTTTATCGACATCTCTACCCGTGGCTTGTTGCCCGTGCCTATTAAATACTATGCGGCGCATACTGGTCGGTGGGGTGGCGATGACAAGATTAACTTGCAGAACCTACCCAGTCGGGGTAACAACGCAGGCAAGCTAAAGAAGTCTATACGTGCGCCTGATGGGTACATGATGATTGACTGCGACTCGTCACAGATTGAGGCTCGCACCGTTGCTTGGTTATCGGGGCAGAGTGATTTAGTAGACGCTTTTGATAAGGGTGAAGATGTATACAAGATCATGGCATCGGCTATATATGGCAAGGATGTGGAAAAAATATCGAAGGACGAACGCTTCGTCGGCAAGACGACAATTCTCGGCGCTGGTTATGGCATGGGGGCGCAGAAATTCCAAGTCCAACTCAAGACTTTCGGTGTGGAAATTGAAGCAGATGAAGCAAACCGTATTATCCAAGTCTACCGAAAAACTTATGACAAAATACCTGAACTGTGGAAGCAAGCACAAAAGTGTGTCGAAGCAATAGTCGACAAGAAAGCTTCAACATTTGGTGCGGTCGATGCAGTTAAGTTTGATCCGATTGAGGGTGGGTTTCTATTGCCAAGTGGTCTATGGCAAAGGTATGATGGTCTTGAAAGGGTATATGATACTGAGGGTAAAGTGCAGTATCAATACAAAACCCGCAAGGGTGCAGTTAAAATTTATGGTGGCAAGGTTGTAGAGAACTTATGCCAAGCAGTTGCAAGATGCGTTATTGCAGAGCAGATGCTACTTATCGGTAAACGATACAAGGTAGTGTTGACGGTGCATGATGCG